TCTATCAATTTATCTTCATCCTGCGTCCTTGTTTTTGCAGTTCTAATCGCAGCATCTAAAGCTCTATTGATTGCCTTCTCTTTTTCAATTTCTAATTGCAATAATTCTTTCGCAGTTGCTCCTTCTGCTTTTCTCAAATCAATAGTGAATTGCAGTTTTGTGATTTGCTTTTGCAATGCTTTATCAAACGTTTCATAAAACAAAGTCTGCGCTGCCTCTCTATCCTTCTCTGCTCTTGCATATCGCTTTGTCGCTTCTTCAGCATCAATGATTGATTGCTCTACCGCAATCCACGCACCCACGAGCGCACCAAGAGCCACCACGATAGCACCGATACCAGTGGCAGTCAATGCAACACTGAAGGCTCTCGTAGCAAGCGTTGCACCCTCTGTCGCTGCCGTTCCTGCAACCGTTGTAGTGGTCAACGCAGCCTGCGCAGTAGTTGTCAATCCAAGCACTACCTTGATATCTTCATAGGCTTCCTTCAATCCAATAATTGACTGAACTCCCTGCACCAAGTTCAACGCACCTTGCAACTTCTGTGCGATGCGTTGAACCTCTTCACTTTCACCACCGAATGCCTGCACTGCTCCAGTCGCTATACTGAACGCACCAACTACACCTTGACCAAGATTCGTGAATGCTTTGATCTTATCTTCCGGGTTGAGCAATCCAACCTGACGATTCAAGTCAGCCATCTGGTCAGCGAGTTCGCCTGCACGTTGTCTTGCTATATTGGCTTCCTTGCTGAACGGTCCGAACCTATCTTCTGCCTGCTGGAGTGCCTCCTTCGCTTCACGCACTCTTGTCTTCAGACTAACAAATCCTTTCTCGACTTGCTTGTTTGAATTCTCAAGGTCCTTGAACTTCTTGTTGACATCGCCAGCTATCGCACCAGTAGCCTCCAATTCATCGTTGGTCTTCTGAAGCTCGGTACTATCCGAACTAATCAAGACTTTTATTTCAGCCGTTTGCGCCATTATCCCTGACCTTTGTACCGCTTGCGGTAGTTCTTACTTGACCTGAGCGCACTGCTGCGCTTCTTCGAATGTATTCCGGGTCGCTTCCGGCTCGGCTTACGCCTAAAGACTGCTGCTTGGGATTGCTTCGGCTTTGCCATAGAGTTCTTGAATCTGCTTGTTCTTATCCTGCATCATCTTCTGCAAGTCCTGAATCTGCAATTGCAACTGCTCAATATGAGCGAGTATGTCATAAACCTCAGCCTTCAAATCCTTAATCTTGTCGTTCATATCAGTATCAAATTTAACTCATTTATCACGTAATCGAATATGATTGTATCATCTTCTCCCCACTGGTTCACAAGTTCCCAAGTGAGCTGGATGTTGCCATCAACATAGGTAGGCTTGTTGATTACCGTGATTGGATTGCCGTCATAGTCAGTCTGCGGAAGCTCCTCATATCCGCATAGGCAATAGTGAACCATACCGGGATTCATGAGAAAGTCGTACTGAAGATAGTTGTCTATGCGCAGCAAAGTCATAGTCTTGACCTCACCATTCACCCAAGTCTGAATTGGTTGTATTTCTCTTTCGTTGTCTTGTAGTGTCATTATGCTAATAGTCCTGAATTACGTAATGCACGCACAACTTTTGCGAGTGTATAGCCATCAAAAGTGTCCGTGTCTGTTAGTGTAGTACCACCACCACCTACTCTCGTTGCTGCTGCCACGCCTGTGTTAGGTTGAACAATTGGTGTTGCATTCCAGAAGCCAATCTTCTGAGCAGTTGTAGTACCAATCTTCGTCCCGGTTGTAGTATTGAAAACCATGTTGACGGCATCTGCCCATGTGGTGTCACCTCCATCAGCAATCGTCCACTTGGCAGAGCCATTATCCCTTGCAACGAAAATGTCATAGGCTGCATCTGAATTGTCAGCCATCAGTGCGCAGTTCGCAAATGTCGGGTCGGTAGTGTTGAGTCCAAAGTACCCACCGCAGGAGACTGAACCTACTCCAGTATCGTTGCGAGTGATACCGACTACGCCTAAGTATTTAGCACCAGTCTTCTGGTTGACAATTGCTGACAAGCCAGTTCTTCCTACAAGTCCGATGCTTATGTTTCCAAATCTTGTGAATCCTGCTGCTCCGTAGTTTGCTCCAGCCGTGTTTCCAATCGAAGCATACAATACACCATGATTGCCCAATGGATTACCACCTACAACTATCCCAGTATCTGTTCCAACAGTTGCATTTGTTGCTACCATTGCAGCCGTTGTTGTCGCTCCAGTATAGCCTGCACCAAGTGTGCATTGCAATCCCCTCTGCGGAAAGCTTGCATTTGTCTGTGAACCTGCTGATGTAATGTCGAAGAATACACCAATAGGCAGATACGCATACGTTGTCGGCATCGTTGCCGTCACGTGCAATCCGTAGTTCTTGGTAGTCTGTGCTAACGTACCAGAAATCACGTGCAACTTGCTCTGGGGTGCTGCCGTACCAATGCCGAGCGTATTGTTAGAATCATTAAAGAACAACTGAGCGTTGTCTTGAGTCAGCACTCCACTCGTTCCTGCAAACAACACACTGCCAGCAGTCATAGTGCTGAACGTGGGTGCAGAGCTGAATGTCTTAGCACCTGCAAAGGTCTGCGTTCCGGTAGTCACCAATCCACGATTGGTACTGTTAGCATCAGGAATGTTGAAGGTATGAGTAGTTCCTGCACTACTGATATTGAAGTTCGTTCCAGTAGTACCTACCGCAAAAGTCTGCGTTGCCCCAGTCAGAGCGTTCAGCGAAGTGATACCTCCACCACCTCCACCCGGTGCTGCCCACGTACCATCTGCCCTCAAGAAGTTTGTAGTACCTCCACCACTTGCAGGAGCAAGACCCTTCAATGAGCTTGTGAAGACATCAAGCATTGCAGTTGTCTGCGCAGTGGTCAAAGCAATCGGTGTCGCTGGTGAGCCAGTATTGTTGCCGATGATGCTGTTGGCAGCAAGGTTCGACATCGATGCCAGAGAGACATTGCTCGCAGTCCATAGCGTGCCATTGTACGTAAGTACGTTGTTCGCTACCGGAGGCGTAGTGATGAGGTCAACATCATGAATCTCGTCCATCTCGTAGCCGTTCTGCACACGAACATATATCTGACCGTTGCCTGCGTTGGCTCGCTCAACGATTCCTATGTAGACGAAGTGATTCGGTGCATACGGCTTGACATTCGTGTAGGATCCTGCCGTGTTTCCCAAGTATAGCGTATCTCCTGCGGTGAACATGGATGTATTCAATCCATCAATCACACCTTGACAGATGACCATGCCGTTCTGCCCTGCACCTATGTCCTCCGCAGCAAGTCCGAAGGTCTTGGCACTGGTAGCATCGCTCGTGTTGTTGGCAAGCTTGACGCTCGCCTTGTTTCCCGATGCACTGAACAAGTAGACCGCCTGACCCTTCGTGATAGTCACCGCCTCGCCATTATGCACGTAGGCGTGCATGGTCTGCCCTATGTTGCAGATTACATTGGAGTTGTTCAGCAGGTATGCCAACGCACCAGTGTTCCCTTGATAGGCAATCTGACCTGCACCCGGTGCTGCTACTGGTGTCAAGTCGAAGCTCACGAAATCCGTGATGAGACCATTCGCACCCAAGTCTACGTTGGTAGTCGCACCTACATAAGGAACAAAGCCTCCTCCACTTGGGACTGCGTAGTTGTTCAGGATAGCATCAACGGCAGTCTTCAAAGCCGAAGCACTTGCAGCTACCGGGTTCGTGCAATCGTTGTAATCAATTGCCCACTGCTGCCTAAAGTAGTTCTGCTCAACCTGATGAGCATAGAAGTACAAGTAGTCACCGAAGACCTCAGTCGAGCAGTAGGCTTTCTTGTACACATACTCATCCAAGTCCACCGTCAGCTTGACGGTAGTGGAGGAGAAGTCAACTATGGTGTATGTTGGCATCAGGGAATATAGGCTGCTACATCAGCAGCGACTTGATCAATCAATTCGTATAAATCACCGTAAGCACTACCATTCGGATCTCTCCATTCTGCATACTCATCGGTCACTTGAAGTTTATTGTGGTTGAACATCATCTCTCCGAAAGTACCTCCTCTGCTATAGTGAAGAGCAGCAAACTTACGAGCATCGAATACGTAGTACAGATTATTCAGAATCCCATTGTCATCTTCAATTATGAAATTAGATACAATGATTCTCGCACCAAGCAAGTTCCCAGTTGATACGTATTGAATATACTTAGCCATCATGCAGAGTATTGAGATATATCACCTATCACGTAATCAGCAAGAGCCTTTGCATCAGCTACTGGATTAAAAGCTCCGTCAATAAACTCCAAATAACTATCTGTTATCTGAAACTTATTCGGTCCGAACATCAACTCAACCATGCCAGTATATTCCGTATCGTAAACACACGAAAAGTCTTGTACATCGAAGATGAAAATGTTATCTCGTATCCGATTACCAGTATCAATATCATCAACATACAAATTGCATTGCAGCAATGTATTCTGCAACTGTATAGCATCACTGTAAGATATTCTTAATGGCATTAGTCTTTAGTTTTTGAAGTATGTTCTATTAGCAATAAGTATTCCCACAGTGTGAGCTTGGTACAATTCACTCCGTACCTTTGATTCAAGAGGGTACGCTGGATGAATCCATCTTCGTTTTGCTTGGCGAGTTTTTGCCCAGCACTTTGTTCAATTGGAGTTCCTCCATCTTGTCGATTACCGTCAAACAGATCCGCAAATCTTCCTCTGATAGCGTTGGCAAGGGCAGCATATCCTTCAGCTGCATCACGATAAAAAAATCGCTGATGTCTGCTGCCTCCTTCCAGCGAGCTATCTTCTCCTTGCAGTATTCAGGATCATAGCTATACGGTGATTCATTCTTGTCGAAGAACGCTACTGATGCAAATTTATATATGATTTCACTCGTTGGCACTATCCATTCCATCCTTTCTTTCATCATCGCAATCAGTTTGATGATCTCGCCAATCTTGATGCTCTTCGGGTCATTGGTGACTTTCTCCATCGACTCGATAAACGACATCAGATGCTCACGCTGGAATCTCATGTTCCACTCCTCATACACTTGCAACGCCATCAGTCCACGCATCGAGAACGTATTGAAATAATCCTTCAGCCGATAGTATTGCACTCCATTGCTGATGAAGGCAGGCTCTATCACGTGACCTTCCTCAAGTTGCCAGATAGGCTTATGACCCAGCTTCGTGATGAGCTTCGCCCACCAATTGCTGATAGTATTCTTTAATCTCGTCAATCGCAGTTTCAATTTTTCCATATCTTACTATTCCACCGACAATCAGTTGCCAGTTGTTATCCTGATATAATTTAACCTCATGACCCTGCCGTGTCTTCCATCTGAACGGCTTGCCCTTGCAAGCACAACGCCCCAATGGATAGTACCCTATGCTGACCAGGTATGCGTTTAGTTCACTCACTGAAGAACTTGTTGTAGATGATTGTGTTCACTGCAGCCAATGCAGGTATGTACATGATCAGCATGGCTATGTTCCAGTCGAATGTAATCCAGTAGGGTATCGAGTACACCGAAGCCATGCAGGTCACACATCCCCCCAACGGCATCCACAAGTAGCCAAGCCACTTCTCGCCCCACTTACCGAGCCATTCAAGTATCATGCCTTCCTCCATCGCAATCTTGAGTCCGTTGATGAATAGCGAATTGATAACTAAGAATATGAGTGTGTCCATCATTAGTCGTATACAACTGTGTTAGGTGTGAACGTAAGGCGGTAGCAATCGTACTCCACCGCATCCAACGACAAGACCATTGGGTTGCCTGAGTTGTCGAAGATGCTGACCGTGTAGCTTGAGTAGGGATTGAAAAGTCCGTCAGGGAAGTTCGTTGTGTCAATCGTGATGACTCCCTGCTCGGTTGTTGATGAGTAGTATGTGTACTCCACATTGCTCTGATTGTCTGTGAAGACAAGCTTGTATCCAGTCTCAGGATTTAGTCCAGTCAACTCAAAGAATTCATTGCAGTTGGGTATGTTCAGTTCCTTGCAATCGTTACATACCTCAACGGCTTCGAATGTACCGCTGAAGATTCCACCAGTATCATCAAGCAGACTCAACGCAACCAAGTCATCAGCACTCACCGCAGGGTCGATACCCATGCTGCGTATCCTGAATGTGATGTAGATATTCGTGCCAATCAACTGTTGGGTGTATGTAGTGGTTGCTGAGTACGCACTATCGAGCGTGACTACTATGTCATCGAGAAGTGCGGTTAGACTTCCGTATCCACTGCCCGCACCTGAGGTTGATTGTTTCCACAAGTAGTATCCTGAATTGCTCCAAGTTGATATGATTGGAATCTTGATAGTACAGTTGTAGCTCGTTGCCATGATTACAAATATACATCACAAAAAGCGAATCCAATCACGATGAAAACTATGGCAGTAGTACCGCCAGCAATCCAGCAAGTCAGCCTTGCGGATGTCAGTGCTGCGGTCCTTCAGGATGTCACCGTCCTCGTCAACCTCCACGTACTTTAGATCCGTGATGAGACCCTTGCAGGTTGGACTGATTCGTATGCAGTAGTTCTGAAGCAGTGAATTCACAAGCACCCTCGTATCCCGGATGCTGGGGTTCACCGCAGGCTGACGCATCTGCGCCCGACCAAGATGAAGTCGAGCAGCCACTACATCGTAGTATCCGGTGTTGCCTGATGTCAAGGCTGAACGGTTCGCTCCGGTCGCATCGCCAGTCACTATGAAGCTCGCCTTCGGGAAGGCTGCGATGATTGTGTCGCATAGCTGATAGATGTCAGAGTTCCGCAGTGCGAACTCTTGAACCACGTTGATGCAGCCGTCCTTGTGCTGGATGGCAAGGCAAGTGATAGGATCCACGTTGAAGTCGAAGCTCAGATACAAGTGCTGGAGCTTATCGTACTCCACCGCCTGCACGTGCTTGGCTTCGTCAAAGGCATAGGCGAAGGGATTGTTCGCAAGGTCAACATCTTCCGCAAGTATCTCGCATCGGAATGTCAACTCATCCAACTGCTCACGCAAGTGGTTCACCTCATCGTGGCTGATATGCGGATTATCGTAAGTTGATAAGTTGAAAGAACTCCAGCTCGCATCATCCTTTGCGAATAGTTCCTTGAAGAAAGTCCTGCCGAACTTAGGAGTGCTGAGAATCCACGCATCACCCTTGAAGTCCAGCAGCGTTGCCATGATTGTCTGAGTCCACGCTTCACGGAACTTCTTAGCCTTCTCAGCCTCGTCAATCACGACCCTTGCATACTTGCGACCTCGTCCTGAGTCAGGCTCGTCCATCGACCAGAAGTCGATAATCCCACCAGTGATTAGGCGCATCTGTTTAGTCTGCTCGTTCTTGGTCTCGATGATAGGCTTGAGTGTGTACTTGAGTTCAAGCCACACATCATGCAGGTCCTTGTACGTTGGCGCATAGTACGCACATGGCTTGCCATCGAGGGCAATCTGAGGAAGAAGCTCGTTGACCGCAAGCGTAGTCTTGCCCCACCGCCTGCCAATCTTCAGCACGTTGTACCGGCTGGCTTCCGTCAGCACTTTCTCTTGCCCACTATGCAGTCTCTTGAGCTTGACCTCGATGTCAGTCACGGATTATCCTGATGTTAATCGTGCCGTCATCCGGCTTAATCTCCTGACGGTTCATCTTCGGAGTGATGTACTCAGCAAGAGTAGCCAGCATCTTGAGTCGCTCGCCCGGACTGAGTTCAGCCAAGTCACGCCTCATCTGGTACTCATCGTACTCGTTCAGCACTCGTTCTATCTTTTCTTTCAGCCTCATTTCTTCTTCTTGACTTTAACAGGCAGGTTCTTCATCTGCTTTGGAGATGTCTTCTTGGCGAACTCCTTTGCGACTTTCGGATTCGTTGCGTATAGATACGCTCTTTGCGATTTTGATTTGAATGGCATCGTCTCTTAGGTTTACAAAGATAAAGCTAATCTCTTCGGTTATTTTTTGCTCTTGCTTGATGTCATACCAATCGCTTCCATCAAAATAACCTTGCATCATCTCTTCATTCGCAAGTCTCAAGGTATAGTTTCCTTCATCGACAAGCAGATCATCAAATCGAAACCATGTGTTTCTCACTCAATCTCCCCCTCATCACGAAGCACCCTCTCTGCCCACCTCAGTGCAGGCTCACCGCCCCAGAGCAGGTACGAGATAGTGCCACACGCAGTAGTGTCACGTGGGTCATAGTATTCGGCTGCTCTGCTCAGATACGAGTACATCCGCTTGACCGTCTCAGTAGTGATAGTCTCCCGGTTCGCCAGTTGCTGCGCACGTATCTTGCCCACCTGCGTAGCGCATCGGTTGTTGATCTCAGCGTTCAGCCGTATACCCCTCTCAGCTTCATCGCTGATGGCTTGAGGGTAGTCATCGTATGTTGCCATTACTTTTTGCTTCTGTATTGGTAAAAGTAAAGATAGTCATTCACGAGACAATCGTCCTTGAGCAGTCCTGACTCAGCCAAGCGTATCGAATAGTCACGGTCCTCGCCCATGCTTATAGGCTTGTATCCTATCTCCTTTGCGATACTCGTCATCACCGGGTTCAAGTGATTCAGCGGTCTTGTGTACCTCATCGCTCCATCGTAGCGAACTGGCTTCTCTGAGTACGCAAGTCCTGCCTTGTGGATGAACTCGACCGGGATCTTGCCGTCCATAGTGATGATACCTCTGAACCCTACACCATACGCATCACGCCTCATCCAGTGAACAATCTTGTCCACGTAACTGCCAGCAATGATGTCATCATCGTCAATGAAATTTATATACTTGGTCGTGCAGTTGTCGACTGCGTACTGTCGCTTCTCGCCTATCGAATGCTCACGGTTATCCTTGAGGACCACCACATCAACCTGATGATTGAGCTGAGGGTCGAGTAGTCCACGCAGGCGTTGGAGGTAGTTCTCCCTGCCGTTGATTGTCAGGATGAATATCGTCCAGAGTGGCTTAGATGGGGAAGCCATTGCGTTTGCGATGTTCGAACACTCGTTGCCCATGATCCCACGCTATTTTGGAGTTCTCCTTCTGGTAGGTCCTATCAAGCTTGCTCTTGCCTACCGTATAGTGTCTGTGGTCGAACTCTAAGTTCTTATCGACCCGGTAGAATCCGTGCTTGCGAGCAGTCTCAGCAAGGTCATTGTCTGCGAACATGGAGATGTACGCAGGATGATACAAGTACCCAAGTTTCTCGTATGCGAGTCTGTTCATAATGGGTAGAGTCACGATGTCGCTGCGGATTCCGTCAAAGACCTGCAAGACCACTGGCTCATCGCCATAGGCATCGAAGCGTTCTATGAGTTTAGTGTCCCAACCAAGTGGAGGAAACATATCATCGCTCACCAGCACCAAGATATCGCCCTGACTACGCTCGGCAGCAGCGTTACTTGCCTGCACCATGTTGGTCGAGTCACCGACTATGATAGTCACTGGCTCATTGTCGAAGACCCGGTAGTAGTCATCGGCATCCGGGTCGTTGGAAGATAGGCTGATGATCCACTCGATCTCATCGTAGTTGGTCTCAGCCATGACCCACTGATGATGACAGAAGACCGCCTGCTCAGACCTTCCGAAGCTTGGGTGGATTACGCTAATTCTCCGGTCCATATTCCCTCGATTAGACAATGCAATCCATCCAAGCATCTTGCTCTTCGTGTATAGCCTTCGCCTGATTCAGCTATGATTCGACCGTTGCGAGCGATGACACGCCACCGCCAGAGTCCTTGTTTATCCTTGTAAATTTCGTA